AGATAACATTCAGCTTGTCTGCGACCTTTGCGCCGCCCAGAATAGCGGTGAAGGGACGAACGGGATCGTTCACAGCGTTGCCCAGATACTTGATCTCCTTCTCCATCAGGTAGCCGACAGCGGTATCCTTGATGAAGTCGGTGACACCTGCAGTGGAGCAGTGTGCACGGTGGCAGCTGCCGAATGCATCGTCAACATATGCATCAGCCAGAGAAGCCAGCTCTTCGCTGAACTCAGGCATGTTCTTGGTCTCTTCCTTGCGGAAACGGGTGTTCTGCAGCAGAACGACATCGCCGTTGTTCATGGCAGCAACAGCAGCCTTTGCGTTCTCGCCCACAACGTTGTCGTCGTCAGCAAACACAACGGTCTTGCCCAGCTTTGCGCTCAGAGCCACAGCAACGGGTGCCAGGCTGAACTTTGCCTCGGGGCCGTTCTTGGGCTTGCCCAGATGGCTGCACAGGATGACCTTTGCGCCATCGTTGACCAGCTTCTGGATGGTGGGCAGAGCTGCGTTGATGCGGTTCTCGTTGGTGATCACACCGTCCTTCATCGGGACGTTGAAATCGCAACGGACAAGCACCTTCTTGCCGCAGTAGTTCTGATCGTCGATCGTCTTCTTACCTAAACCCATGGTAATAAACTCCTCTCAAGTTTTAATTTCTGAACTAGAGTTTCGCTCGCATTCGGGGGATCTTGCCCCGTTACTCTACTATTATAAACAAAAACCGTGCACATTGCAAGGTCGCAAGATAGATAATAGTTTAACAAACATTTGCCGCTGATGCACGGAAATGTGTGTATTTTGACCGAAAGCCGCAGCTTTACCGTGTTTTCCGGCAGAACATTCCGCAAATGCGGTCATACATTCCCCATATGAACTTCTGGTTCCACTGATCCCGCTCAAAAATTGCTTCCACACCAGCATAGCCGCTCGCCTTATACTTCCTGAAAATATTCTGCTTTCAGAGGATTATTCGACACTTCTTTTTCAAAGAATTCTTTGAAGCCTTCCTCCAATACATCCAGAAAATCCGGAGTCAACCCCCACATATTCATGGATATCAGATAATTTTTCTGTGACCCAGCAGGTCACTTGTTCCTTAAAATGTGACCTACTGGGTCACATTTTGGTCTCAGAAGCCATCTCTGCTAAAGGGGAAAAAAGAAAATTCTGACTTTTATCAGCAAATAAACACTTTTGTTGAACAAGTCGAGCCGTCAAAACCCTTTAGTTATCGTAGTTTTTCTTGGTTGACCCTATGCGGTTGTCAAGTAAGGAACAAAAATTTTTGTAAAAAAAAAGCCCTACAAGGCTTTCAATCGGTTCTTACACCAATTTGAGCCTTGTAGGGCTTATCTTCTTATTCATAATTCGGGGGCTTAACCTGACTACAGATGGTATTATTCCAGCACACACCAATCGCCTGAACTGAAATACACTGCTCCCACGTACAGCATTTTTATGGACGAAGGCCCTTCACAAGAGTCTGAAATTCCTGTTCTGTATTTGTGCCTGTTCAAATTCCTCCGGGGTCACAATGGTGGCATGGCTGTCCTCAATACGTACCTGCTGTTCCAAAGGAGCGCGTAGCACCAGATGCTTACAGGGAACCGGCATAATGAATTTCGCGCCCACATAAGTTCCCTTATACTTCTCATTTTTCAGAACATGGTAAACCGTTCCACTTGTCCAATGGCTGCGCTGCAGATCCCATGCTTTCTGCTCACTGTACACATGGTTTTCCGCCACATGATACGCTGCCGGGGTCGGGGTCTGCTTTTCATTCAGGATTTTTGCGATGGTGCCTGTTCTGTTGCCCTGCAATGCCAGTTCAAAAATCAACCGCACATATCGACTGGCTACCGGGTCGAGGATCAACTTATGACAGTCGTTCGGGTCCGACAGGAATCCAAACGGGCGGTATCCTCCGAGATACATTCCTTTTTTCTGCATCACATAGGCAGAGCAGCGATTGCCGTTATTCTTCGTGACCTTGCCCAGTTTGTAATCTACCACAATGCTCTTCCTAGCTTCCAGATCACCCCAGCGGCGTTCATTTTTCATGATGTTTGCCACCATCATGCCGTTCCACTCCTGCCTACCGCGCAGGGTGCTGCGCTTTTTCTGTGTCAGCACTGCCGCGATCTGATCGTAGTTATAGCCCTGGATAAACGCCAGAAAAATAAACCGCACCGTCTTTGCTTCTTCCGGCTCAATTACCAACCGTCCATCCTTCGTATGCCGATATCCCATCAGGTCGGCCACCGGGTACTGGCCTGTCATAATACGCTGGTCATACGAAAGGATCATCCGGCGACTCTTGTTGCCCGATTCCCAATCTGCCAGAAGTGCTTGAATGTCCAAACTATATTGGCTGCTTGGATTCAGCGTGTAGATGTTTTCAGTTTCAAAGTACACGCCAATCAAGGAGATTTCCCGAACGCTCAGTTCCTGTTCCCTGCTTTTTTCTTCCATTTCACAAATCCTCCTACATCGACATTAAAAGGTCATCCACCCTGAATCAATGAGGTAATGCTGATGAACTGGCTAATGCTCGTCTTTCACTATTCACCTTTCCTACTTCATAGCACAACAACAAGCCTGTATACAGATTGCAGCAACAATCTATACGCAGGCTTGTCCTCGTACCTCCTTATTCTGTTTTCTGCTCTATCAGCTTTCGCTGTGGTGGGTTAAGTATAGAGCGCAACCAGAAGCCACTAACCCCCGAAATCACGCCGGAACGCAACGCACCATGGTAAACAGAAACAAGTTAAGGTAAAAAAGGTCAAGCCGCGCAAACCCGCATGAAATCAGGATTTTTTCTGGTTACTAACATTATTTCACAGGTTCCATGGACGGTAACAACAACTCTTTTTCCAAACATCTTCGGCAACCATGCAAAGAACGCTGGTCCTTCGGCGTGGATGTGCACCACATCGTATTTTCCAAATGCACTATAAAGTGCCGCAAATGCGGAGGAGCTGACTGCAGCAAGTCCCCCTGATGTCAAGATAGGGACAAAAAAATTCTCAAAAAAAGCAAAAAAATAAGCCCCACAAGGCTTTTCTGACAATTCTTTGAATCATCAGGGCCTTGTAGGGCTATCCGTTATCTTATGCTATTTTATTTTCACACTGCCTGTAATGGGGTGTTCTCCATTGTTTCCTTAAACTGCTCAACTGTCATCTTTGCTTTTGCCGCAGCACGCTCCAGCGGTAAATCACCCTCTCGAACAAGCTGAACCAGCATCCGAATCTCGCCAATTCCGATGCCTTCGATTCTGCCTTCCTGACGGCCTTCTTCACGGCCTTCGGCTCTTACGCCTTGACTAAGATTGCACACTTCAAGCACCTCTCTTTCCAGTTCTTCGCTCATTGCAACGCCAAACTCTTCTTCCAGAATCTTCTTTTTCTCCGAACCTGATCTTGTGGAAGATAACAGCACTTCCATAAATTTCAGGATTCCCTTATGATTCTCCGTCCCTGGCTTGCCTAAACAAATCATTACGACACTCATCAAATCGTAGTTTTCGGTTTCTTCCTGCGCTTCTCCAATCAACTGTTCGGGTTTGATGGAGTACCGGGTAAGCGTATTTTCAAAACCATCTGACGGCTGAGTACAAATCCAGATGGAGTAGACCTTACGAATCTTCCCATATTCAGATTTTGTAAAAATCGGACCGTGCTGTGCAGAAATCATTCTGCTACAATAATAGATTGCCCGTTTCGTCAATGGGTATCCCGGCTTGAATTTTGTCTGTGCTTCCACATTGATAATCAGACGAATGACTTCTTCCTGTTCTGCACTGTCCGCAGATTTCGGTGCGATTGCGTCAAAGCGAACATCGTAGAACAATGTTCCCTCGGTCAGCGTAGAGTCCTCGTTGTTACTACCCTTGATTACATCTGTTGACTTTTTGGGTCTGTTCGTATCATCGACATGAACACCAACAGAGCCAACCTCCGGGGTTCCCTCGATGTATTTCTCAACAATATCATCTACGGTGCAATCGCTGTATTCATTCACACAGCCTTTCATGATCTGTGCCAGAATCTGTTTGTTTGCCAACAGCTTTTTCGCTGTTCTGTCATACCTCGAATCATACTCTGTCTGATCTATCGTGTGGGCAAGCTGATTTTCCACCGTGCCTTGTTTTTCCATCGGCATTCACTTCCTCGCAGTAGATTCAACAAGAGCGTAAACTCTCCTATCGTACTTCCATCTTACCATAATTCACCGCCCATATCAAGCAACCAACTGTAAACTTTCCTTGCACGGAGTTGTCCATATTATTGCATTCTTCGCCACTGTTATATCATAGGCAACTAATTATTTCAGAACCCACTAATGTGAGATTCACATTTCAGTCAGTACTCTCCCGTTTTCTATCTGCATCGCATCCGTTATCTTAAACGAAACAAGTCGCTGCTGTGGAAAAGCTCTTCCGATCAGCCGATAGGACATTTTCTTGTCCCACCCAGAATCCCCGTAAATCATGCGAACCAATGCCATACACTTGATTTCGCCGCTATTAGATTCGTCTGGTTTTCCCACACGATGCGCTCCTGATTCTTCTGCTCCACACGCCTGTACAGCTATCTGTTTCATTTTACGATTATACAGAAACCGATAGTGTGACGGCCATTCTAACGCTTCCAGCGTTTTTCTGAAGACCGTGATTCGTCCCTCTTCCTCGCAGAAACTCATGCCAAGTCCTGCCTGTTGCTCCGTTTTCTGTTCTGTTTTTTGCATATTGCTCACCTCCCACAAATGGACAGACCCTCCCCTTGTACAACCTGTCAATTAGTCCTTTCCAGCTTCAGGAGCAATCTTTCCTGTCAGAATCCCCATTGACACATACCCATCCATTTGCTTGACTTCAGATTCTTTCCGGTGTTCTTCCACAGGCACACCAAAAGTTCCCACAATATCATCCAGGTAAAATCCCTTTCGGCTGTTCACAGGTTTTGTTGACGCAGCATTATCCTGCGAATCGACTGCGTTCTTTTTTCTCTGTCCTTCATGAAAAATTTCTGGCACAAGCAGATCAAAAACATACAGAGTTTCACCCTCAAAGGTAATCCTGTACCCCAGCATTTTATATCGGCACTCGCTGTCCCATCCCATTTTCTGATAAACTAAAGTCGCAAATGGCTTGCAGGACATCTTCCGGCTTTTGCGCTTATCCGGTTTTGCCACGCACCAACGCAGAGCGTCCTTGTCATTTTCATCACACCCACGAACAACGATACGCTTCAAATCATTGTTGAACATGACATGAACGTAGACCACATCCTCCAGCCCTGTGATACAGGCTGTATTGAATGTGATACTATCTTTACGAATCACGATTGCCGGGTCACGCAGATGGGCAAACAATTCCTTTCGCACGACCTGGTAGCCATCATACGAAAAGGCACTTTCCAGTTCTTCCGCCCGTGCGTCTCTATCATCCTGCACAATCTGCTTCTCTGGCGGCATGATTGTTGTGTTTTCTTCATTCATCTATAATCAGTCCATCCTTCCATTATCTTCTCCGCTTCACGGAGCAACTCATTTAGACTTTCTGCCGTAAATATGTTCATTTCCTCTATCTCCGTCGCAGGACGAAATACATCCCAGTTTCCGGCATAATGCTCCTGCCGTAAGATACCCACCTGTGCTATACTTGTAATCGGCTGTCCAAATGTTCCAGCCCACTCTGGTGGAAAAATGTAAATCTTCTTTTTGACCGTTTCGCCCTCATCTTCTTCGGTGTTTTCCTTTGGAGGCAGAACGATTTCTTCCACCTTAATCATTTCAGGCTCATCAAATGCGAACAGCATCATTTTGTTATCGCCCTGCTCCAAAAACTGGCCACGGAACCGATAACGCAAATCCTCATCCCATTCCATAATGTCAAATAAAGTCTTTGCAAGTCCACGACAGCCCAAAGTGCTTGCACACCAACGTCCCTCTTTCAGTCTGCCCCAACGGATCGCGTTTGGATTATTCTTGTCACAGGGGCGAATGGCAATGCAGCGTTCAACAGAATTTAGCAGCAGCTCCACATATTCAACATTTTCAAACTTTTTCAAGCAAGCGGTGTTAAAGCGCAATCGTCCATTAGAAATCGTCATAGCCGGATTCTGCATAGTAGAAAAATACTGTACCCTGACTATTTCATAGCCCGTCAGATCAAGACGCTTTTTCACATCCGCAGTAACAGTGACATCCGGTTCTTTCATCACGCTTTCAGAGGCTTCCCTGTATTCTTCTGCCGAAAAACCTGTCCAATCCTTATCAAAAGGCACATATCCTCGCAAAATCCCATCTTCAACCACGCTCAACACGGGCAAGGGTCTGTTTTTCTTTGAATAATTGCGGGATGCCCGCAGATGATTGGCTGCATTAAAAACTTCTCTGGAAACAATGGCTTCATGGTGATTCTTCTGCCTGTACTGTGTCCGATCATTGTTGTTTTTCTTTGATTTATGCGTCAAAAAGTTCGGTGTAAAGGTCTTTCTTGCCAGTACATCACCACAATGGCGCTCATTTGCCAGAACACCTGCAAGTGTACCGGGATTCCACTCCACACGTCCCAACTTCGTCTTACGGCTATACTCCATCAAAAGAGTTGCAATCTCCGTAAGCGAATATCCATTCAGGTACAGGTAGTAAATCACCTTTACCGTCTGTGCTTCCTCCGGGTTAATTACAAGGTTGCCTTCCTCGTCTTTATCGTATCCAAGCAATGCAGGGGTCAGGAACAGGCCACGGCTGAACCGCCGATCAATCGACCAGTTCATAATGATAGATTTGGAATGCGATTCTTCCTCTGCCACAGATGCCAGAATCGTCAGAATCATGCGTCCATTGCTGTCCAGCGTATAGATATTATCTGCTTCAAATTTCACACCCACAGGCGGATTCAGATTTTTCAGAAGTTCAATCACAGAAAGGCAGTCAACGATATTTCGAGCAAAACGGGCAATGGATTTTGTAAGAACAAGGTCAATCTTGCCTGCCTTGCAGTCCTCAATCAACTGCTGCATCCCTTTTCGGTGTTCCAGAGATGTGCCGCTGATGCCCTCATCCGCATAGATTCCAACAAATACCCATCCCGGCTGTGCCTGAATATAATCCGTATAATAGTTTTTCTGAAGTTCATACGAAGAAGTCTGTTCATCATTATCCGTGGAAACACGGATATATGCTGCCACACGCCGAATCACAGAACTTGTTTCCAAATCCTCTATGATTTTGGCGGGAATGACTTCCAATTCCGATATATCTACGCCCTTATAGCGGTCTCTGATTTTTTGCTTACGGTCTACTGCTTCTACTTCACCGGTAATCATGTGCTTTTCCTCATTCTCCCGTATGGATGCTCCAATACCACTGTCGCATCTTCCGATAACTTCGGATACCGAGTTCTTTCTTCGTATTTTCTGCGGTTCTGCGGCTGATTCCTTCATCTTTCATCCGCATATAGATTTCTCTTGCTCTCATATCGCCATCAGAAAGCAACTTTTTTATCAGATATGCTGCCTTTTCTGTTTTTGACTCAAATTCCGGCACTTTCGGTTGTTCCGATGAAACGAATGTGCTCTTGCACTCCAACCATTGAAAACCCATCTCCGCTGTTATAGAAAACCGAATTTCTCCATCAGACGGAGCCAAACTGTTTTTTATCTGCCGAACAATACGAATATCTGTATCTTTCTGGTCACGCTCCACCTGCAAAACACTTCGCGCAGCAGCAACCACATCTATGCTGCCAAGGCTTCGGTACAAACCTTTCGTTCCCTCTTTCTTATTGAGATGACCAATCAGCACAATGGCACAATCATATACTGAAGCCCACATTCCGAGACGCTGCATCAGTTTTCTGGCTCTCCCTGCAATCTGGAGGTCAGAATCACTTCCTAAATACGCCTGAATCGGGTCTATAACTACAAGCCGTGGGCGAAATTCAATGATTGCCTGACGGATACGCTCATCATCCAGTGTTAGACCACTGTATGTTTCTTCATTGATAAAAGCTACTTTTCTACAATCTGCGCCACATCTTTCCAGTCTGGGTTTAATGGTATCTGATACTCCATCTTCCGAACACTGGTAGATAACCCTCTGCGGCGTCCCAACAGGCTTTCCATCCGGTGTTTTCCCACCCTTAGAAAGTTCCGCAATCAGATTCATCATCATGGTTGACTTTCCATCGCCGGGATCGCCTTGTAGCAATGTTATCTTTCCCACTGCAATGAATGGATACCACAACCAGTGAACAGAAGTTGCCTGCACATCACTATATAATGTAAGAATTCTTTTTTCTACCTTGTCCGCCATCGTCTTTCCTTCCTATTTGCAGTCTTTTCCTACCTCTATTATAAAGCATTCGTTGCGTTTTGACTGCTACCCATCAGGTAGCATGAGTTGCCTTTTGCTACCCAGTAGGTAGCAAAACAGCCTAAGACCACAGAGCAGCTAGCAGTGTGTCCCTTTGCGGTCTTAGAACCTTTGATATAGAGTTGCTCTGCCTACCATCATGCGAGATAATTGTACTGCCTTATGCGGGGAATCATAAGGAGAAAAGCACATGGCTACTGATTATAAAGCTTTGGGCAAGCGCATTTCAAATGCCCGAAAACAAGCTGGTATCACGCAAGAGGCCCTTGGAGAGCAGCTTAACATGACACGAAAACATATTAGCGTAATCGAATCCGCTATCAAACGCCCAAGTCTTGATGCACTGGTTGATATTGCCAATGCTCTTGACGTATCGACTGATGATTTGCTGGTAGATAGTTTGATGCACTCGACTTCAACCTCAAATTCCGAAATTCACCGTCTTCTCTTGGACTGCAATGAAATCGAACAGGAAATTCTCACTCGGATGGTAAGAGAGATGAAAGCCATACTGTACGGTTTGGGAATCTGATTTTGTAGACCGCTGATCATATAACAAAAAAGCCCGCATAAGACACAGCTGCACTTCGGATTACACCGGGGTGCTGTCTGTGGCTTATGCGGTCAAAGTCATTCCTACGGAATGAAATGCCCGCCTGATCGAGAAGATTTACGAATTCTCTCAACCAGACGGGCATTCTTTTTGCTCACCTTGCTGTTTCTATGCAGTTATGCGCCATACTTTTCCAATGCTCTCCGAATCACATCCTCACAGTTAAACTCAACTTTCATCGTCTGATCGTCATACAGATAAATCATGCTGACAAAAGCATCTACACATTCCTTGGTCAGACCGCCTATGTATGTTTTTTGACTTGCCTGCTTTGTCAGGTTGCGGATTTCTTCATCCAGTTCATCGGCACACTCCTGTTCTTCCTTTTCTGTCCGTATGCTATCCTGCAATGCAGCCAGTTTTTCCGAAAGGGTCTTTTTCTTTTCTATGTACACATCTCGCCGTAGCACACCGTCTGCATACGATTCATATAGTTTGATTTGCTCTACCCGAATGGCTTCTGCTTGCTTTTCCAAGTCCTCAATGTCCACGCAGCGCACCGTGATAGACTGCTTTTCCTGCATTCCCTGATTTACCACATCCAGCGCATAGAATACTGTTTTTATCGCACGAGCCACTTTTGCATTCACCGAATATTCTCTGTAATAGCCGCCGTAGCATTTAGAGAACTTTCCGGCTGACCGTTTATAGCCGCAATAGAAAACCATTTCCCCATATTGCCTTTCGTGGCGAAGCTGCCGATTACAGTTTCCGCAGCAGATTTTTCCTTTTAACGCAAAATCATCATCCACCTTATATTGAATTGGAGTTACGTTACGGATTGCTTTCTGTGCCTGGTAGTATTCATCTTTTGTCACGATGGCCTCATGAGCGTTTTCTGCGATGATCCACTTATCCTCCGGGAGCGTCCGAACAGAGGTAGTATTCACATCAATTTTCTTTCTTCTCCCCATAACCAACGCACCAGTGTATTCATACCGTCTAAGGATTCTCCACACGATTGCCGCGTTCCATAACATTTCACTGTCCGGGGCAATAATAGGATTGCTGCCCATCAGCAGATTCTTTCGTTTCGCATACAATCCCGGCGTAGGAAGATTTAATTCGTTCATGCCGTAGGCGATCTGCGTTGTATTGCGGCCGGACAATGCTAATTCAAATACTTTTTTCACGCAGGGTGCTGCCTCCGGGTCAATCTCCCACCGCTGCCCACCTTTCTTGTTCCACACATATCCAAAAGGGACATTCGTGCAGGTGGCTTTCCCGTTCTTCCAGTTCGTTTCCAGAGCAGCCCGAATCTTTTTCGCAATATCCCGGCTATACATATTATTCACCAGATTGCTGACCGCCACTTCGATTCCCGGTGTTCCGTTGTTCAGTTTCATGCTGTCAAAGGAATTATTCACAGCAATAAACCGAACTCCCATCAACGGAAAAATCTGTTCAATGTAATCGCCAACACCGATATAGTCACGACCAAGGCGGGATAAATCCTTTACCATGATGACTTTTATATCGCCCTGCTTCAAATCCACGATCATTTTCTGAAAAGCCGGACGATTAAAATTTGTTCCAGTATAGCCATCATCTACATATTCTACAATCTCGCCAAACAAATCTTCCTGCTTCCCAATGTAATCGTGGAGCAGCATCCGTTGGTTCTCAATGCTGTTACTTTCATCCTTGCTGCCTTTTTTCAAATCTCCGTCTGCCAATGATAAGCGGAGATAGATTGCAATTTTATCATTCATTCTGAACCTCCGACATGATTGCAAGCACTTCCTGATAGGGGTCGCTACACTTAAATTCGACCTCCACAGAATTGTCCATTCCTACATAGATTCTCTTGATAAGTTCATGCACCAGTTCTTCATCAAATTCATTTTGATTCAGAATCCCGCGCATCCGCTCCATCTGCGCATCGCAGATTTTGATTCTTTTTTCCAGTTCCAATGCACGTTGACGCTGCTTTTGCAGTTCATGTTCCAACCGCTGCTTTTCTGCTATGTAGTGTTCCTTTAGCTGACTGTATTCATCTTCGTCCAGAATTTCAGCTTTATAGTCCTCATATAAGCGCAACCGCCGTTCTTCAGCTTCCTGAATCCGAAACAGGATAGAGTTTTCTTTCATTTTGATGGAACGAGCCGAATCCAGATTGCTGCTGCGCATCATGTCTTTTACCAGCTTTTCTTCTTCACACATGGTAGACACCAGATGATGAATCTGATCCATCGCCACCATCATCAGCATTTTCTCCGGCACCGCATGATAGGCGCAGGGAGTCGTGTTCTTCTTTCTTTTGCAAATGAACACTCCATAGTGCGTTTCTTTCACCGTACCATGCACTCTCCGTTCAAACGTCATGTTGCGTCTGCAACAGCCACAGTAAACCATTCCTGAGAGATGGTTATAACACTTTTCTCTGGTTGCCTTGGAACGAGCCATCGCCATTTCCCGTTTTTCCTTATTCTGTTCCCGCCGTGCCTGCACTTTTTCAAAATCCGATTTCAGAATGATTGCTTCATGCGCGTTTTCAACAATATGCCATTCCTTCTTTTCCACTGGATGGAGGCCAATCCCTTTGTATGATGCAGTTTGCGTTTTTCCAGATACCAGTTCTCCAATATAGGCACTGCTGTTTAAAATACGAAGAACCGTACTGGGGTGCCATTTATTATAGGTAGGGTCATCTCCCTCATGTAATTTGCGATTCAGCCGTTCGTTCGGCCTTGCTACTTCTAAAAATTCCAACCTGCGGGCAATTTCGTTTGTACTCACTCCTGCAAGATACCATTGATAGATCAGTTTGACCCACTTCGCATCCTCAGTCGCTTCAAGCTTATTTCCCTGTTGGTTCAACTGATAGCCATACGGTGTACACCACGATGTAGGGATTCCCTTCTCGCGGCGCATCTGGTAACTAAGGCTGATTTTCTTTGAAATGTCCTTCGCGTACAAGCTGTTTACCATGTTCTTGATGGGAACCGCAAGACTATCCACATCCGACTGCCGGATGTTGTCAAAATCATCGTTGATGGCGATAAAACGAACATGGAGCATCGGGAAAATAGTTTCCAGATAGCTTCCCGTTTCGATATAGTCACGACCAAATCGAGATAAGTCCTTCACCACGATGCACTGAATTTTGCCTGTCCGTATATCCTGCATCATACGCTCAAATTCTGGTCGGTCAAAAGCTGACGTTAGATAACGATACTTTTGAAAACACTGGAAAATCAAGGTTTTTCGAGCGACGGACAAGCAGGGTATTGTACTAAAAACTGAATACGACGCAGAAGCGGCGTTTCTTACTCTCTACATGGGAGAACAGGAACGCCGCTTTTTTCATGCCCTTTGTTACGCAGTAGGGGCAGAAAAAGCCTTGCTACAAGCGGTTTTGCGGGTGTGTATCTGGCGCGGCAAGGGATTTATACCTTATTCCCCGAAACCGCGCTTCTACTGCGTAACAAATCCAAAGCAAAGGAGCTATGAACTATGGCAGTTTTCAGAGTGGAACGGAACAAGGGCTACACCGTAATGAGCAACCACCACCTACGCAACAAGGAGCTTTCCCTAAAGGCAAAGGGGCTGTTGTCGCAAATGCTGTCACTCCCCGAAGATTGGGACTACACCTTGAAAGGCTTATCCCTTATCAACCGGGAGAAGATAGACGCTATCCGCGAAGCCATTAAGGAGCTTGAACGCGCCGGGTATATCGTCCGTTCAAGGGAGCGCGACGAGAAAGGACGCTTGCGGGGCGCGGACTATGTGATATTCGAGCAGCCGCAGCCGCCTACGCCGGATTTACCTACATTGGAAAATCCAACATTGGATAATCCAACGCAGGAAAAACCAACATTGGA